AAAAACAACCCATAATTGTCTTTTAACGTCAAATTCAATTTTATCGGCTTTAAAATCTTCTGGCTCTTTCATTGAACCTCATATTCTTTGTTTGCTTCTTCTTCGCAAACATCGCGCAAAAGACAAGAAAGAGTTTTTCCTTCAATAATTGCGCGTGTCTGTAATTCTTTTTTTGTTGCGGGTTTGACAAGTACCTGAATTAGTTCAGAATACTTGTCAGCGTCCGCTGTTCCCTTTTCTCTATTAGCCATTGATTAGTCCTCCTTTTTTAAAGTTTTAAGTTCTGCAAAAACATTTTTATGTTTTTTGTTTCTGTTCCTTTTTTTAGTCAATTGAACCCCTTGGTCAAATTGTCTGTTGTTTGTTGGAACTGGATTGTATTCAAGCATTGTTTTACCTCCTTTTGTTTTTATGGTTTTTTTGCATTTTGTTAAATGCTTTTGATTGTTTGGGTGTCATGCCGCAAAAGTAATTTAATAAATTACCTTCATATTGATCGAAAAGTTTTTCAAGTTTTCTATCCATTGTTTACCTCCTTAAACCATTGCGGTGTGAAAGAAATCTGTCTCATAAAAGTGACATCTTTCAGTAGTGTTTGCTTTTGCAAGAGTCATTTTGCCATAGCGAACATGGTCATAAATTTTTTGCTGTAACTTGTAGAACTTAGCGTTCTCATCTGTTGGGTTGTTTGCAAAGATTTGAATAGCTAGTTCGTAGTTTGTTTGAGCTTTTTGTAAATCGGTCATTGGTTTGATTTGTTTTGTTTACATTCCTATTATAATAGAATTAATTAAGTATGTCAACTATTAAATAAAAAAAGGGGCTGATTATTCAGCCCAAGGGTCGTTTGTTATTTCCGCAACTTCGGTGTAAATTTCAATTCCATCTTTAGGGTCAGTATGCCAGTTCTCAGCAACCTTGATTTGTTTTTGCATTAGATCAGGTCTACCACACCAGACTTGGAACCAATGGCGTCTGTTTGCGCCAGTATCGCCTTTGTAAAATGCCCTTACAACGTGTGTATAGGTTCTTGCTGTTTTTCTTGTTACTTGATCGCCGTTTGGAAATGTGGCGGTGATTGTTCTTGTTTTAGCCATTTTGGTTTGCTTTGTTTGGTACACTTTAATTATAATATAATTAATTAGATATGTCAACAAAATAATTTGACTAATTTGGTAAAATAAAAAAACTACTAAACAAACTCTTATGGCATTTCTAGTCGGGCAAAAATATGCAATCGGGCAATCAGTAAAAAAAATCTCCTACACTTCATCAGCAATTCCTCCACGCTATCGCAACGGCAAGATCACAGAAGTATTTACTAAATCTAACAGTGCAGGGTCAGTTAATTATTACTATAAAGTTTTATGGGAAGACAGTAGAAGATCAGAACACGCGCAACACACATTACGCCCTTTAGATTGATATTTGCTGCGGGATTTTATTCTGGCCTATTGTTTTAAATTTTCTAAATCTTTTGCTTTCTATTTCACGAAACATATCAACGTGCGATACACATTCTTGAAATTCAATAAGTCCTTCAAAAACACCACATCTTAAATAAAGATCAGATCGACCTTTTATTGGGAAAAAGTCAACCTGATAAGAGCCACATGGCGAAAGTAAAGAAGGCGTTTCAATCATTGAAAAAATTATCCTCCTCTAAATCGTATTCATGGTTGAAATACTTGTCATCTTCATCGCCGTATATATCGCGTATTGCCTGCGCTTCTCTTTGGCTATCAAGCGCGGCTTGATGATTGTGTAAAAAACTATCAATTTAATTAATTAGTTGAAATAATTTTTGATTTGCTTGTTCAATGCAACCTACACCGTCAAATTGATAACGACCTAATGTAATGTAGCAATCATCTTTTTCAGTTAATTTTTTGTAAACACAAATAGTAACTCGTTCCCAATTTGGGTTGCGTTCTTTGCCTTGATGGCGTCCTAAATGATGATGATAAAAAATATCTGTAGCTCCTTTAATTTGATAATGTTTGTTGTCTTTGTCTTGATGAATTAATGTTTTTTGCATTTGTTTGATTGGTTTGCTTACAACTTAATTATATTATAATTAAATAATATTGTCAACTATTCTACTCTTTCCAGTATTGCAATTCAAGATCGAACCTCGCAAGCATTATCATTTGTTCTTCTTTTGTATATTGCGCTAATATCTGCGCCTGTTCTTTTCCCGAAAACTTTTTTAATAACCAAGGCTCTTGAAAAAATAATTGTTTCTGCATTTTTATCAAACAATCAAGAACGGCTTCGCGTTGTTCATCGGTCATATTTTCTGTAATGCGCAAAAACTGTTGTTCAGCTTTGCGTGAGGTTTCTTCATCCCCGCTTGAAAACTTATATCTTTTCATCGTTTATTCCTTAATCTATTTTTGATTCTTTTATTAATATCAGCTTTCTTTTTCCTTTCTTGTTTTTCTCTAAGTTTTTGCGTTTGTTCTATACCTAACATAAATTTAATCGCTTCAGGCCATTCTCCATTAAATAAATTTTCTGCAAATTCATCTAATTGCCAGTTTCCCCATCTATCTTTTATGCGTCTTTCATCTCCAGTAAAAGCACAATTTCCCTTATGATAAAAACGTAAAGGCGCTTTACTATTTCTTGAATGACACATAGGAAAATCAACAACCCCTTTTAAATCTTCAATAGGTTCCCCGCAGGCTTCGCAAATAAAATAAAAACTTGCTTCTTCATCGTTATATTTGATATTCATTAATATTTGCTCTCCCATTCGTTATATTCATCAAACAAATATCCATCAGAATTTGCACTTTCGCGAACAGCCGCAAGCGCCGCATCCCTTACATTCTCCTCTACCATTTCTGCAAGTACTTTTAAACTTTTCAAAGAATCAATTTTACGTTCAACCTGTGAAAGTCTTTTTGATGCGCCTTCGTAATTGTCTTTCAAATCTAATGTTGCCTCTATGAGTTCACTTTCAGCAATGATCCTTTGTGCATGGTCAATACGATTTAATGGAGCATTTTTCAAATGTTCTGTTTGTTTAGCAATACGCCCACCAATAACCAAAGAAAGTAATTGATTTAATGATTTTAGTTGTTCCTGATCTTTCATGTATCCTCTGAAAAAATAAGGGTTACAGTTTCATCATTGCTTGATTTTTCATCTACATCCCAATCATAAGGACATTCGTTATCAAGCAACCATTCAAAAAGTTTTGATCTGTCTAACCTCATTGTTTGACCTCCTGTTTTTCTGTAAGTTGTAAAATTTTGTTTTGTAGTTCTAAAATAGTTCTATTTTCAGACTCAGAATTTTCTTTTGCAGTAATTTGCATTTTTTTAAATTCATCTAAAATTTTACTTTTACTTTCTCTAAGTCTTTCAATTTCGGCTTTTAAATCTTTAAACTTTTCACATATTTCGTAAACATTTTCTTTGTCTATAGTTTTTATAAATTCTTGCTGTTCATAAATTTTATTTCTACATTTATTTAATTCCATCACATTTTGTCTAAGCAATTTATCAAAATTTTGTTGAATTGCTTCTTTACTTTGTTTCATAGCTTCTTTACTTTGTTTTTTATATTCTGCTTGTCTTTTTTTAAATTCTTGTTTATGTTCTGATACTAATTTTTTAATTTCTTTATCTCTTTTTTTTATGTTATCTCTAAGACGTTTTTTAAGTGTTTGATTTTCTTCTTTTGTATATTGTGCCAATAATTGATAATGTCTTATATCTTTCTCTTTAACTGTTCTATGATACCACTTTGTCGCCATATCTTTTTGCTGATCTTCTTCTAAAGAAACAAACATACAATCAGTCACGTTTATTAACTGATTATCTTTTTTATAAACATAAATCCACTTACTTAAAAAACATTTAAATTTTTTAACCTGTAGTTTTGTAAGTTCATCAGTAACCATTTCAAGGTTGCTTTGCCATTCTTCATATTGTTCAATCCCGTGATCGGGTTCTCTTAACTTTTTATTTAAGAACTTAATTCGCATCTTTAAATCAAGTTCCTGATCTTTATAATTATAATTTTTACTCATTTAAAGACCTCACACGCCGCTTGAACACCCGCTGTACAATCGTTGCGTGTCATATCGGTTAACGCCCCATCGAATCCCAAATAAAAGATTCCTGTCGCGCACATAACCATAAAGAAATTTGTCATTGGTTTAGTTTGTTTGATAACAATTTAATTAACGATTTACAAAACGATCCTAAAAATGCTCGTAAGCGTACAGACCGATCTGCAAAGCTTATAAAACAAAGTCTAGAACAATATGGCGCTGCAAGATCAATAGTAATAGATGAAAACAACCGCATACTCGCAGGGAATGGAACAATTGCAGGGGCAAAAGCCGCAGGGATTAAAAACTTAAAAATAATAGAAGCAGATGGTAATGAAATAATTGCTGTTAAAAGATCAAACCTTACAGAAGATCAAAAAGTAGGTTTAGCAATAGCAGACAACAGAACTGGTGACTTGTCCGAATGGGATGTAGATATGCTTGAACAACTATCAAAAGAGCATGATTTAAACGATTTCTTTGATAGTGAAGATTTAGAAAAGTTAGGAGTTAAATCTCCAGAGTTTGATGCTGGATCAGTTGACGATCAAGGACAATTAGATCGTTTAGATAAAAAAGAAATTGACTGTCAATGCCCTAAATGTGGATATGAATTTACAAAACAAATTTAGTTTAAAACTTGATTGGGCTACTTATGAAGCGGCAAAATTTGCTTGTCTTAATTGGCATTACAGTAAATGTTTGCCTGTAGGTAAATTAGTTAAAATAGGAGTTTGGGAAGAAAATAAATTTATTGGTGTTGTTCTTTTTGGTAGAGGTGCAAATAAGTCATTAGGTCAGCCTTATGGATGCGATCAAACTGAATCTTGTGAGCTTGTGAGAATTGCCTTGAGAATACATAAAACTCCTGTCTCAAAAATAATTTCTATTGCTTTGAAATTTTTAAAAAAATCTAATCCTAAAATGAAATTAGTCGTTTCTTTTGCAGATATAGAACAAAATCATCATGGCGGCATTTATCAAGCAACTAATTGGATTTATGATGGGAAATCTAATGCTGCTGACGAATATTTATTTAAAGGGAAAAGATGGCACGGCAGAGCTTTCAGAAAAACGCATGGATCACATCTAAAATTTATAGATAAAGGATTAGAAATTGTTCAAGGTTCTCAGAAATATCGCTATTTATTTCCACTAGATCAAAAATTGCGTGATACTCTTATTAAGAAGGCCTTGCCTTACCCTAAGCGTCTGAAGCAGGATTTAGTCAGTACCCCTGACAAGATCGGAGGGGCAGCACCTACCCAGACGCTCCAATAATTGTGGTAATAATATAAATATGGCAAAAAAAGGAACTCAAGCTGAAACAATAGTAAGGTCACAAAAGTTTGCTCGTATTATTGCAAATGGTGGCCGTAGATCAGATTGCGTTCGTTATGCTTCGGAAAA